TGCAATCTTAAACAAATCACCTGTTTCTATGGTCTTAGATGTGTCTAAAGGTGTGTGATACAAAAGGTTGCCAGTAGTAAGAGCATCTAAGATTCCAATGTGGCTGACTGTTCCCCATGTAGAAGTACATTGTGGGAAGGTAATATCAGCAGTCGTAGTAGATACTCCGTTACTAGGAGCACCAAAGGTGGCTGATTGACGAGCATACGATCCACCGCTTACCTCTGTGCCTGTACCAGCATCGGTTGGGTCTGCTGTATAGAGACCAACATAAACTACAGAAGGTGCAGTAAAGGTTGTTGCTCGTAGAGATGCATTAATTAGTGCATTTTCTAGGTAGTTTGACATTTCAGCCATGTTATTTCCTTATCGTGAAGTTACGCGCATTTGTAAAGGCACACCCGAATACTCGCTATTTTGGTCTGCATCGGATATGTTTTTAATTGCTCTGTCGTACAGGGTTGCCCATGTCTGACTTCTTGCATCGTTAATTAAGTATGGCTCTGCTTCTAAAAGAGAGGCATAGAGGAGAGCATCTGGATAATTAGCAAGAAATACATTGCTTGCATTACCAGTAGACAATACAGTAGGTTTAGCATAGTAGAGGATCTCCAATGTATACGCTGTATCTGGCTTTGGTGCTAACTCAAACTCAGTTGCCAGGATCGTGTAATAAATTGGTTTGCCACTCTCGTCTGCCGGAGCATCCCTAGTAAACAAACTAGGAGACATATAAGTAATAGGGTATCTTGGGTTGCCTTGGATATGTAAATCCCGAATCTCTAAGAAGTCTGTAGGTAAGGCTACTTTGCCATCACCACTTACTGTTAACGCAGTAGCTGACTGTAACATCTGCCGAGTGCGTAAATCTCTAGCCATGCGTAGCTCTGCAAAGCTAATAAAATCGGGGATAACCGATGTTAAGTCTGATCGACCTAAGTAGTTAGCCACCGATGCTTTGAGATCGGTAAAGTTTGTGTAAGCCATGATTTCCTAATCTTTTGGTAGTTCGATGTTATGCCATCCATAAACATACTGCCCAATATGCTTTATCTGTTTGGATAGATCGTGGTCTACCCAAGTATCAACTCCTGCATCCTTTGCTTTAATACAAAAGTAAATGTCCTCGCCTAATATCTTGTTGTTTAAAAGTTGCTCAAAGTAGAAGTAGGGTTTTTCCATCTTCTTAATGACACTCTGTTTAATCAACATAATTCCACAGCCAATCCCATCTACTTTCTCAATGCCTGACTTAGCATTGGAGTAAACCGCTAACCAATCTACCGATCCATCATCATTAATATGGATATTCCTAGCTGTAGGGTTAACGGGTTCTGCCCTTGTAGTTGCGTTGACCCCGATAATATCTTTATCGTGAGCCATCAATATTTTTAAGGTATCTTGTGGAAACCTCATATCTGCATCTACAAAGAGCAGATAGTCTGCCTTGTTTTCTAGTGCTGTTTCTACCAACTTATTCCTCTGGTCAAATATTAGCGTTCCAGAGCTAGTAAACAGGTCTATATCGTGTTTTGTGGTCTTAATGGTATACGCACACATTGCTACTAAATCAAACGCTGTAGCGACTTCCATTTGCCCTCTAGCTGGCATTAATATAGCAATCCTCATACCTGACCCCCTCTAGTTCTAAATACCTTATTATCAGGGTTATTTAGCCACTTCTTGAGGGCTTTTTGGTCGGTAATATGAAAGCCTCGCATAATTCCCATTACATTTAGAGTCTCAATAATCTCCAAAGGTAATGATGCTATTTTATTCTTTGCATCGTATGGGGTATCTCCCCATCCTGTCTTTTCACTACGCTGATTGTATTGTGCCTTTGTATGGTCAATAAAATCGTCTAATTGTGTTTCTGTCTTAATAATAAGACCGCCCTCGCCATCTGCGTAGGCTGTTTTTACTACTCCGTTTACTACACCTAAGTTACCTCGTTTGCCGAGTTCTGACATAAAGACTCCTAGAAAGGGGGCAGGTTTTGCCCACCCCCTATTCTACAACTTATCTACTATTTATCAAGATAAGTCGAAAGCACCACCATGAGCAGCTTCATTGCGAACTTCGAGGGTCAATTCAGCCAAGATTTGTTTCTTGTCTGCATCGCCTACTTTTGCAATGTCGTTGGTTTGGAATGGTCGCAGATACGCTAATGCTGCATACTCAGGATCGAGTACGAGGGCATCACGAGTACGCTGGAATCTATTTGGAACAATTTGGAGAACTCCGAAATCGCTTTGATAGAGATCAGCACCACTAAGGATGGTTGCTTGACCACTCGTAGGCACTTGGTAGCGTTGTGCTGCCAAACCTGTAAAAGCTGATACTACTTGCTTTTGTGCAGGGCTAACAAACAAAGCTGATGGTGTACCACCGCTAGAGAATACTTTAGCGATAACATCTTTGAGGATGGTCTCGGTAAATGCGCGGGTTGATCCATCTGTACGAGTAGAGACACCAAGGGTTGTTGGGTCTACACCAGTAAGTGAAGTACCATTCTTGCTTGTGTTGGTCTTGATGTACGAGAGCAAAGAACCCATCTTACGAGCAGAC